AATCTTTTTCACTGCATCGGAAACTATCTTCGATGCGAAAGGTAATAAAAATGACAACATTTTTCTGTAAAATACACTAATAGTATATATACGACTTCTACCCTGCTGTTCTACGTCCTACTTTTCCGCCCTTTGGTGTTGGTGGTTTAGGTATTTTGGGAGCTCCTCTAAGAGCATCTACAACCGTAGAGGCAACAATCGCTGCAGAGAATGGTTTCTTCCTAGCAAATTTTAAAGTTTCCTTACCAGCACCAACCACTGCTTTTGGTACTTTTGCCGCTTGTGTTTGAGTCTTACGGACAGATCTTCCAACGAGTAACTTAGTGCGTTTAAATACATCCTTTGGTAATCGTTCTGGTCTTTTAGCTGGTACGAAACCCTTACCTGTCTTACTTCGTTCAAGAGTTTTCTTCTCTTTCGCATCAGCAGCTGCTACCTGTGCTCTAGTTCTTTCTAATTCTTTTGGAGTTGCCTGACGTGATTTTTTTGTCGCTTTGTAATATATCCTTTTTGGTTTTTCTGGTAGTTTTACTTTATATTTCTCTGCATCCATATCTCCAGTTGGTTTACCAATTACTTTATCACCACCACCAAAATCTTGGGTTGCAGCTTTAACTTCTGGTGGTGTAACTTTTTTAACTGGTTTAGTTTTTTGAAATTTAGGATCTTTTAACTTTGGGTCAACGGTAACTTTCATCTTCCCAATTGTTTTTGTAGGAATGAATTGTGTTGGTTTACTGCCAGGTTCGTCTGATAAATCAGCACTGCTTGGCCCACCACCCATCTTTGGATTTCTAGAATCCATTTTACCTTGAACATCAGCTGGTTTTACGGTAGTTTTAACGACATCACCTGTAATTTTAGGTTTCTTAGATTTCTTTTTTGGAGTAACTTTTTTTGGTTTTGAAGTAGTTTTTGGAGTTTCATCATCTTCAAATCCATCATCAATTTCTGATTCAATAATATAACCACCAAAAGCCTTTGCGACTTGTGTTAAGTCGAGTTCCTCTTTCTTCACATCCATAATCTGACCCTTGTACTTCTTCTTCACAAGTTCTAGTGCAGATGGGCCTTTGTTTACCTTCCGTGTCTTTTCCATTTCTTTACTCGGAGGCATCGTAGTCGCATCTTTCTTATCCTTAGATGGTCTTACTCTTCCCATATCTCTCGCAATATCATATCCTTCTTCACCCATCATCTGTTTCTGTTTTTTATTGACAACAGACTTGGTTGATTTTTTCTCATCATCAGACCCCTCTTTATCAGGCATGACTATGCAATTTGGGGACTTGGGAGATACCAGTCCCCCTTTTACTTTTTTACTTGTTCGTTAAAATCTAGGTCGATTCTCCACGCAGAGAAACCTTCCTTTACCTTACCACGTTTCTTAGCAATTGCTTTACCGATTGCTTTACGTCTCTTAAGTAAATACTTATCTGTTGAATCATGATCACCATCATTGTCAATATCTTTATCTTCTTTACCCACAGGATCCATTCCCTCTGGAATTTTGTATCTATCTTGAGGTGTCAATGTATCTCTCTTTGGTGTTTCCTTTTTTTGTCCAGAAATAAAATTACCAAATTTACCAAAAACTAACTTTTTCTCATCTACAAACTCCTCTTTCTTCATCGCATCATACATTAATTTAGCACCACCAACGCCAACACCTATTCCACCAGCAGACACAGCTGTTTTTTGAGCAAGTTTTTGTTGTCTGGCTGCCATCATTTTTTTCTTTAGAACAGAACCAATACCCTCATCTACAAACTCCTCTTTCTTCATCTTAGCAGCAGTTTTTTTCTTTATTCTTTCCTTTGCTTCGTCTGCATCTTTTTGAGAGATACGGAAACCACCTGTGTCATGAGTGTACTTATCCTTTGACATGTATCCTTCCATCTTTACTTTCTCTTTCTTTTTCTTTGCATTCTCTAAGTATTTTTTCATTGCTCCACCAGGCTTACCTGAGCCCTTTGCCATACCAGTCTTTGCAAATTCCTCTGTTTTAAACTGTGGGTGTTTATCCATTTCTTTTTTTGTCATTCCTCTTTTCTTTCTAAGAGCTTCTTTTCTCTTTTCTGTTCCCTCTTTACCATCATCAAATCTCATTTCACTAACCACTTCCTCACCTAAAAGTTTTTCTTTTGCCATAGCCTTCACTACGTTAGGAGCTGGTGATGCATTAAGTATCTGTAAAAATATTTTTCTCTTCTCTTCCTCTGTTGCACCTTCGGGAACTTTACCCTT